ACGCAGAGAGGTTAAAAAAGAAGTTAAACGGATATTTATTAATGAGAGTTCTTCCATGAAACTTTCAGCTGTTATTCCTAAAGTTAAATCCAATAAAGTAGTATCAACTAAAAAAAGTTTACAAAAGCCTAAGAAGGTATATATGGAATACACTAAAAACTCAACTTTAAATAAAGTATTAAATGAAACAGTTGGAGGAATTCCACAAGGTGATGGTGTACCACCAGTTGGATATGAAGAATATCCAACGATGACTGGAGAAGTATTTGATGCAAGTAGGGTTGATGAATTAGCTGGAGGTGGAGATGTACAAAGACAAAGAGATATTGCAGCAGTACAAACAGTTAAAGAAAAAGGATTAAATGTTGGTGATGTTCCTGAAGATCTTATGAATGCACTTACAAAGGATTATACTGAAATATTGCAGAAATCTGAAGAAATAACTAAAAATAGACAGGGTGTATAATAAATGCCTAATACAAGACAAGATGATATAAATCCAAATGTATGGATAGGTTTAACTTTTCCATTAGGAAGAAATGAAGGTGTTGGATTTTTTAATCAAAGTAAAACCTTACGGGAACAAGCAAAAAGTAATTTACAAAACTTGTTATTGACTATTCCTGGTGAAAGAGTATCACAACCAGAATTTGGATCGAGTTTACATCATGTCTTGTTTGAACAAATGGATTCTGATTTAAAATCATCAATAGAAGAATCAATTAATGAAGCAGTTGAAATGTGGTTGCCATATGTAAATATTACGGATGTAGATGTTACATTTGATACTGCAAATCCAAATTTAGCTAATGTAGCCATAGAATTTAGTACTACTTTAACACCCGATGCATTTGATGAATTAACTTTAAATTTTGAAGGTGGTAATTTATAGGAGAAAATAATGCCAGCTAAAGATGTAAAAAAAGAAGTTAGATATTTAAATAGAGATTTTGCTAGTTTTAGAAATAATCTTATAGAATATGCAAAAGTATATTTTCCAAATACATATAATGATTTTAATGAAGCATCACCGGGAATGATGTTTATAGAAATGGCATCATATGTTGGAGATGTACTTTCTTATTATATTGATCAACAGTTTAAAGAATCTCTATTAGCATTTGCAGAAGAGAAAAAAACTGTATATGAAATAGTTCAATCTTTAGGATATAGACCTAAATTAGCATCCCCATCTATGGCAACAGTAGATTTTTTCCAAACTGTACCTGCTATAGGATCTGGAGATAATGTAAAACCAGATATGGATTATGCATTAACAATTAATGCTGGAACTCAGGTAAAATCACAAACAAATAATATTATATTTAGAACGTTAGATGATGTAAACTTTAAATTTTCAAGTTCTTATGATCAAGTTACTACGGATATATTTGAAGTAGATAATGCTACTAATTTACCAACAAAATATTTACTTAAAAAGAGTACCAAAATTGTAAGTGGTAAAATGGCTACAGAGTATTTTGATTTTCTTGGAGCAACTAAGTATTCTAAGATTACTCTTGCAAATAAAAATGTTATGGATATTGTTAGTGTAAAAGATAGTGATGGTAATGATTGGCATGAAGTAGGATTTTTAGCACAAGATACGATATTTATAGAAACAGAGAATACTTCAGCTTCTGATCCAGAATTATCACAATATAATGATACTTCACCTTATTTACTAAAACTTAAAAAGGTTGCTAGACGATTTACAAGATTTATAAACGGAACAGATAAGACTGAATTGAGATTTGGTGCGGGTATTTCGGATAGTCCAGATGAAGAACTTGTTCCAAATCCAGATAATATTGGATCTTCACTTCCTGGAGGTATAAATAACTTTGATATTGCATTTGATCCAGCAAATTTTCTAAATACAAAAACTTATGGACAAGCTCCATCAAATACTACATTAACAGTTATTTATTCTTATGGTGGTAGCACAGATGATAATGTAGCACAAGGTGAAGTTAGAAATATATCAGATATTTCCTTTACGATTGATGATAGTGCGCTTGATTCTAATGTAGTTGGAGTTTCTAAAAATTCTGTGGCAGTTACAAATGTGGAACCTGCAACAGGTGGTCAGAGTTCAGAGAGTTTAAGAGAGATGAAAGAAAATTCATTGGCATATTTTCAGGCTCAACAAAGGGCTGTAACAAAAGAAGATTATATAACTCGTATATATTCTATGCCACCTAAATATGGAAATATAGCAAAAGCATATTTGGTACAAGATGAACAATTAGAAGCATCTACAGATGCTGTTATGGAAAAAGTTAAAGGTGGAAATGTAAATAAATCAGGAGTATTAGAGAAACCACTTAGTAAAGATCAGGAAGAACTATTAGCTAAGAAATCTGCTACTGCTACAAGGATATCCAATCCATTAGCGCTTAATGCGTATGTTCTTGGATACGATTCTACTAAAAGATTAGTAAGACTTAATCAAGCAGTTAAGGAAAATATACAGACACATCTTGGACAATATAGAATGGTAACAGATGCGATTAATATTAAAGATGCATGGGTTATTAACATAGGAGTTACATTTAATATTTTAACTGCTAGAGGATTTAATAAGCATGAAGTTGTATTGAAATGTATAGAAAAAATTAAAGACTTTTTTGATATAGATAAGTGGCAAATTAACCAACCAATTATCGTTGCAGATTTAGTTTATCAATTATCGGTAGTTGATGGAATAGCTGCTACAGTTCCACCCAAAGAAAATAATCCAAACGGTCTTCCAATAGTAATAACTAATAAATGGAAGAAGGTAAATGGATATTCTGGTAACATTTATGATATAAATGAGGGTACAAAAAATGGAGTTATATATCCATCTGTAGACCCAAGTATTTTTGAATTAAAATATCCTAATACTGATATATTAGGAAAAGCTGATGGAGATATTTAATGCATTATTTTGAATTTGCCCAAAAAGACGCTACATTATATGAGGGTGCAGCTACTCAAAGTGTGAATACCGGCCTCGATGAAATTCTTGAAATAACAAAAGATATGAATGATGCTGCTACGGTAATAAATGTATCTAGAGTGTTAATAAAATTTGATTTGAGTTATATTTCATCATCAGTAAGTAGTGGTTTAATACCTTCTAATGCAAAATATTATTTAAACTTATATGATGCACATCCGCAAGAATTAATCACTTCAGAATCTTTATATGCATATCCAGTTAGTCAATCTTGGGATATGGGTATGGGTAGATTTAGCGATTCTCCGTGGACTCTTGAAGGAGTTAGTTGGAGATATAGAGATGGTTTTGTTGCGGGAACTCAATGGGTAAGTGCGAGTAATAATACTGGTGGAACTTGGCATAGTGGTAGTGGATATGTAGCATCACAATCCTTTGATCATGAGTCAAAAGATATGAGAATGAATGTTACTGAATTAGTTGATAAGTGGTTAACATCTACAGTACCAAATGAAGGATTTATATTAAAGAGGTCAGGAAATATAGGTAATAGTGATAGTACTTTGGATGAAGGTAATAGTATAAAATTTGGTAATTTTTCATTTTTCTCAAGGGATACTCACACAATATATCCACCAAAATTAGAAGTAGAATGGGACGATTCAAAATGGTCAACGGGGTCATTATCTTCATTATCAGCAACGGATGTAGAGAATTTATTAGTTTATATGAAGGGGTTAAGACCAGAATATAAGGAAGATTCTAAGGTTAGATTTAGAGTTGTTGGTAGAGAAAGATTTCCAACCGCAACTTATGATACCACACCATCTAATTTAGTAGTAAAATATCTACCAAGTGGAAGTAGTTATTATTCAATTAGGGATGCATATACAGAAGATGTTATTATTCCATTCGGTAGCGGTTCAAAAGTAAGTTGTGATTCAACTGGTAATTATTTTAATATGTGGTTAACTGGATTTCAACCAGAAAGAGATTATCGTATATTATTTAAAGTGGCGAGTGGAAGTGGTGTTGAAAAATTAGATCAATTTTTTGATAATAATTTTGAATTTAAAGTAGTAAGATAACATGCCTTATATAAAAGAACAGTTAGTAAATAGTCAATACTTTCAGGATATACTTTCAGCGAACAGAAGAGCGTTTGATAATCAAGTAGAGAGAGAATTCGCTGCTATGAAAGTAAGTGGATCGAGTGTTAATTCAACACCAACACTTAGAAATAGTGATGGTTCAGTAATTTTATTTGAAGATCCAGATTTTGGTGGAGGATTAAATAGACCTAATCAATTTATAGGAGTTCAACAAACAAGATCCATAATGAAAAAGAATATGATTGACTCTGTATTGAATAGAGATATAGAAGAATTGGGTATTTCTGCAGATCAAGGAAAGGGATTATCAGTATCAGAATTTTTTTCAGAATATGAAAGACTTAGAGATGATATTATAGGTTCAGGTTTAATTGATTCACATCAATATTTAGTTGAAGTTAGTCGTACTTATCTTTCAGGTGAAGAAGATTCTGAATTAGTTCAATTAAAAGACGATATGGTATCACAAATATCTGCACTTGAAGATGCACAGGACTCAGTAAAAGATTTAGCAAATCAGTTACAAAATGAAATTATTGCTACTCAAAATGCTAGAATTACATTAGAAGGTGGAACTCCACCAACTACACCAGCTACAGCAGATGATACAACTCTTTATAATGCTTATATTGCAGAAAATGAAGGTGATTATGCAAATGAAATTCGTTCTTATACTTTTGATGAGTGGGTATATTTTGCAAAACCAAAAGCTGGAAAGGGTTGGGATAAGTTACGAGCAACACATCAACCAGCTAGTGATTGGCCAGATGTTGTTAATATAGAGTTTGTATCTGGTTATCCAAATAGATCAAATTATAGGTTTAGTACTTCTGCAAAAGGTGATGATTCACTTTCTTATAGATGGTATTGGAAACCAATTGGACAAGCGCAGGCACATCAAATAACCCAAGAAGATACAGGATGGGAAAATTGGGAAGAGAAAACTATATCATTGTTAGATCCAGAGTTAGATGTTCATGATGGAATATTAACTTGTAGAATTATGGATAGAAGTGGTAAATATTTTACATCACCAATAGAGATAAGAACTGATATACCAACTCAAGGAAGTCATCAATCCAGCTATGATGAGTATAAAAGAGATCAGTATGATCCGTAAATAATGGATGAATTATGTTAAAAAGAATACATGAAATAGATTTAGATTTAATTGAAAGTCCTATACAAGAATCTATTAAGGATTTTGGTAATGATAGAGATTTTGTAGAGCTACACGTTTATGACCCTAATGATAATTATCTAACTTCTACTATTATTGATGATTATAATGTTGATGATCAGGTTAAGTTGAAACCAGGAAATGATCTTAGAGAGCTCGGATTTACAGAAGGTAAGTTTAAAGTTATTTATAACTTTTTTAGAAGAAAGGGTGGGTCTGATAATACAGTTCTTTTGAATTCAGATAGTTTAATATATAAAGATAAATTTTATATGACCGATAATAATAAGATTTATGTTGGTGAACCACCAATTAAGGGTCAGGCAGTTGATCAACCAGTTGAACTCTTTGTTGAAGATGAAAAGTTTTGGATTCAAGAGATATCACCATCAAGACAAGAGATAAGAATTCAGCCTTTAGATATTAATGATATAGACTATCATAGAGAATTTGAACGTTTATCTATAACTTATGCGGAATATAGTCCAGTTGTAGATGATGTTCACGGTACAATAGAATTAAGTAATCAAGTGATAGGAACATCAGATTCTACTATACCGCAGTCTGGTGTGGATAGAACTTTTCATACAACTTTAAGTGATTCAGATCAAGGATTTACGGAAGATATGGTTGGTGGTAAGCTTACTATAGAAAATGCATTTGTTATTAGTTATGAAGAAGTTAGAGAGTGGATTCCAAATCCAAACGTAGGAATATCAACAGAAGCACCTGCAGTTGATGTACCTTTACCTTCACCTCCTGATTGGGAAAAGGTAAGAAAAAAGAGAGGAAAGCGTGGTCGTAGGAAGTCGAGAAGGTTAAAAGATGTAGAGAAAGGAATTCCAAGTAGAAAGACTTCACCAAGAACAATTGAGATGGGTGATGATGGATTAGAGCCACCGAGTCCAGAAAGTACAGAAACTGCGTCTCCTTCTACAACACCAAGTGGTGGCGGCGGAGCGCCAGATAAAGACATTTTTATGACTGCAACGTATGAAGTTATATGGGAAACAACAGACATACCGCAATTTGCTGGAAGGGATGGTGAACCCGGCGGTGAACGCGGTGGACGTGGTGGACGCGGTGGAAGTTCAAAGAAAAGAATACCTAAACCTGCAGCTCGAAGGTCTATACCTAAAAAGACAACTCCAAAACGTGATAAAAGAAAAGTAGAAAAAGAGGAAGTTATAGTTGAAGTTGGTGGTAAATTTCCTGTTAAAGATATATTACCAGATGAAATTAAGAGGAAACGTTCAAGAGATATAAAACCAAGAGATTTCAAAAAACCTAAAAAACATAGAAAATTAGTAAGAAAAAAGATAGATATACCAACTCCACCGAGTAAGATAGAACAGATTACTTATATTCCAGAATACAGACCATTTGTCAGTAAAATAACAAAAGTAATAAATAGAACAACTGTTGAAGTAGAAGATTCTTTTGCAGATAAAGCTAATGCAATTGGAAATAATGATGGTCCTTTCCAAGGTTCTGTAAGAGCAAAACAAACGTTTAGTGTTGAATATAAAACTGCTTCAAAAAAGAATTTAAATACACTTTTAAATTTTGGATCAAATCAACTTTCACTTGTAACAAATTGGAAATTAGATAAAGAAACAACTCCAGCGTGGCCACACTCATTAATTTACAAATTATATGAACCTCTACCTAATGGAATAGAACTTAAAGATAGATTGTATGTTGTTGAAGAAATGTTATCTTCAGTTAATGAAGAAGTATTTCTTGTTCCATTTGTTGATGATAAAGTAGACGCAGTATTTCTTAGACCACCAGATACTGATCACTCTATACACGATCCTGTAGGTAAAAAGGAAACTGGATATGAAAGTCGTGATAATATATTAACAGGCGATTCTTCTGTAGCTAAAAGTCTAGAAGATGAATTTATAAGTGCTAGTTTAGAAAGTGTTGATCTTAATATAGATTACGATAAATATGAAAATTATGTTTTATTTGGTTCTGCAGAACAAAGGATTAAAAACTTTAAATATAAGTTAGAACAAATAGAATCTTACACAGAAAGTAGTGCTTCATATACAACTATTAGTGGATCTTTAGATGAAATTGCTAAATGGGAGATGAGAAAACGTAAGGTTATTAATGAATTAGATGGATATGAGAAGTATTTATACTTTGAAACTTCATCATATAGTACAAGTTCAGTTGAAGAAACATTTGAATCTGCCTGGCCAAAAACTAATAACGAATCACCTTATACTTTAGCAGCAACAGATTCATCTCAGGCAATTACTTGGTATGATCTTAACAGAGTTAGCTCATCTGCTTATGATAAACAGAATCAAAATAGATTAGTTAATTTATTACCAAGACACGTTAGAGAAGATTCACAGAATGAAGTTTTTAATAAATTTATGGATATGATAGGTCATCATTTTGATGACGTTTATTCTTATGTTAGAGGATTAACTGATATTCATTCAAGAGATGAAGGATTAACTAAAGGAATTTCTAAAGATTTAATTTATGATGTTGCACGTTCTATTGGTTTAAAATTGTATGATGGTAAAGATACAGTATCACTTTCAAGATATGCATTAGGAAAGGAAGTTACCGGTTCTGCAGCTACAGTTCCTAATTATTCTTCTATACCAGAAAGAGACGTATCAAGAGAAATTTGGAAACGTGTTTTAAATAATTTACCATTCTTTTTAAAAACAAAAGGAACACCGAGGTCTTTTAAAAGTTTAATAAATTGTTATGGAATACCATCAACTATCTTACGAGTTAGGGAATTTGGGGGTCCTGATGTACCTGGCTCTGCTCCTTCATATGAAATAACTAAAAAATTTACAAAGGCATTAGATTTCAGAGGTGCTCAGTATGTTAATAGTTCTTGGTTAAGTGATGCAAGAACAAATAGACGTCCTGATACAGTTGAATTTAGATTTAGAAGTGTTGGAAGTGATGGCTCTACTGATAGAACTATTGTTAGACAAAATAGTAATTGGGGAATTCAACTTTTGGATAATGGGTCAGTTGATAATGTGGGTAGAGTTGCATTTACTCTATCTGGTTCAGAAGGATATAAGACAATTTCATCCTCAGCGTACTCAGTTTTTGATGGAGATTTTTGGTCTGTAATGTTGAAACGAACTACTTCAGGTTCTAACCAACTTACAAGTGATGCTGGAAATCAAGATATAAAATATCAATTAGCTGTTAAAAAATATGATGCGGGAAGAAGTAAAATTTACTTATCTAATACAGTTGATTTAATAGTTTCTGGAGCTGCAAATGTAGTATCACAATCTTATAATAATGCATTTACTGGAAGTTCTGGTGCAAGTACAATACAAATAGGTGGTTACGGATCAGGACTTCTTGGTAGTTATTTTACTGGATCTATAATGGAATTTAGATTTTGGAATACTGCATTAAATAATACTTCTTTTGATAATCATGTAGCATCACCAAAATCTTTTGATGGAAATCATGCTTCAGCATCTTGGACAGATTTAGTTTTACGACATTCATTTGATGATAATATAGACCATTCTGCTAATAAAGTTGTATTAGATTCGAGTGCAGATCAAAGTTATAATACATCTGGAAGTGCAGAAGGATATTCAGCTTTTGGTGGTGGTAATAATTATTCATCGGTTGTAGATGAAGAGAAAATGTTTATACCAAATGTAGGTCCAAACCGAAGAACATCTAATAAAATACGAATAGAGTCAAGTAAATTAGTACATGGAAATTTAAGTAGTAAGAAAAGATCTGAGGTTAGTTCTTATGATTTCGCGCCAGTTGATTCTAATAAACTTGGAATATATTTTGCACCAACTGATGTTATAAATGAAGATATTATACGTTCAGTAGCTAATTTAGATTTTAATCAATATCTTGGAGATCCAAGAGATAGATTCAAAAATCAATACAGAGGATTGAAACTTGTTAGAGATTCATATTGGCAAAAATATAATAGTCCAACTAACTTTTGGGCATATCTTAGACTTATAAGGTATTATGATCAATCTATATTTGATCAATTTAAAACTTTTGTTCCAGCTAGAACCAATGCACATTTTGGTACAGTAATAGAACCTAATATATTTGAGAGACCAAAGCAAATTATTTCAAAACCATTAAGTAGAGAAAATCTTTCATTTCGTGGTACAATTAATCTTACTTCTTATGGTCCTGGAGCAGCTATGAGTGCGAGTGGGGAAACTCTTAATTTTAGAGGAACTGCAGATAAAACAGTATTTGATCAACCAACACTTACGGTTTTAGATACTTATGCAAGTAGTGGTAATTGGGGAAAACCAAGCTTATATGCTACGGCATCAGTAACAGTAGGTGGACCTGATTATGTTTTTGTTGAAGCAGTACAACCATTCATTTCTGGTTCAAGATTATCAGAGCATAATATGGAACGAATTTTTTATTATTCTTCATCTTTAAGTGCATCTTTACATACTGCATATCCATGGATGCCTTATTTTTATTCATCTTCTGATTTTCCTTCAAGTGGAGATACGAGGTATAGTGAAAGTTCTATGTTGTCTAATTTATTCTATGAAGGGTGTTTACAAACAGTTGCAACAACACCAGATGGTGGTTTGCCGGTAGAAACAACTGCACAACAACCAACAAGATTGATTGTGCAAGAACCTGGTTTAACAAGACTTAAAACAGAAACTTAATATGATAAAAAAATTATTAAACAACTATTTATATATGAAGGATACCGTTTCGTCTAAAAATATCACAATGAAATATTTATATATAAATAATAATAGGGAGATAAACTATGGGTTATCTTGATAACACAACCACAACAGTAGATGCTATTTTAACTAAAAAGGGAAGAGAACTGTTAGCACGTGGTGAAAATGAATTTAAAATAACAAAATTTTCTCTTTCAGATGATGAGATAGATTATACTTTGTGGGATGTTACTCATCCTGATGGAACGAATTCATACGGAGCGGCAATAGAAAATATGCCGTTATTGGAAGCGTTTCCTGATGAAAATCAAGTAATGAGATATAAATTAGTAACTTTACCTAAAGATACTGTTAAACTTCCAATTATTGAAGTTCCACAACCTTCAATTATTTTCAAAAATGCAGGTGTTGTTCAACCAATTACACCTACTACAAGAAATGGAAGTGATAGTAAACTTGGGTACACCTTAGTACTCCACAATTCAGATGCAGCAGATTTAGTAATTGCAAAGGGTGGTGAAGTTCTTACTAAAGGTGCTACAACTCCAGTATTTCTTAGTGATACAGAACGGAAGAAAAGTATTACTGTTATTGGTAATTCATTTAATTTAATTTCAAGATCTACATCGGCAACTATAGTTACTCAGATTACAATTCACGGTAACGAAACTGGTGGTACACTTACAATCCCAGTTACAGTTAATGCCAATACATAAGGAGTAGATAATGGCTGAAATATATACAAGATTCGATCCAGCGTTAGATGTAATAACTAATCAAAGACAAGTAGTTTCCTCAGGTATGTGGAGTGGTGGAGTAGGTACTTTAGCAACTTTTCATACATCTTCAGTTCAAAGTGGAAGTTCTGGTCAATATTACTTAGACGTTTATAAGACAAATCCAAGAACTGATAATGATGCTGAAATACAATATTCTATTATATATGGACATATATATGGAAGTGGTTCATATGGAGTAACTAAAAATTATCCTACTAAAGCAATTTATAAACAGTTTGCTAATCTTTTACTTGCACCTAATGATAGATTATTTACTTTCGCAGGGAGTAAAGATAGTAATGATATATTTGCAATATCAATACAAAGAGCAAGGCTTCGTGAAAAGATGGATCCAGGCAATTGGGAATTATGGATTAGTGGTAGTAATCCTGTTGGAGCTTCGGCTTCTGGCAACGGTCTGATAAAATTAATTGATGATAGTGGTGCTACAACTAACCCATCGGTTAATCAGGGTGGTAGAGTATTTAACGTAGTTAGTGGTTCGATTGCAACAGGTAAAGCAGTAATTGAAACTACTGCTGCAAATCAGACTGGTGGTGGATATGGATTATTTTATCCTGATATGGGAATTATAATTTTACATCCACAAATACTTAGAAATAATACAGGACCTTCTACTACTGTAGCATTGAGTCATTTCCCATCTTCATCTGATGGAATTAATGATGATAATGCAGGCACAATTCAGAAGCATGTTAAAGCAGGTTCATATTTTGTTGCACGGAGAGAAGAGGTATTAAATACTACACATTATTTCTGTAGAGCTACTAATAGAAAATTTAATTTTAGTACTAATCCATCATTTTTTACAGCATCAGATGGGTCATTTACAAACGCATCTTTCTTTAGAGATCCGAAAACATATATAACAACAGTTGGATTATATAATGAAAATAATGAACTATTAGCAGTTGCAAAACTCAGTAAACCTTTACTCAAGTCTTTTTCTAGGGAAGCAATAGTTAAAGTTAGATTAGATTTCTAATATAGAGGGGTTAAACCATGTTTAAAGCATTGGAGACAAGTGATATTTCAATCAAACCCTTCAAAGTATATAAGAAATTTGTAGTTACTCATACAGATAGTGGAAGTGGTTTCTTTGGAGTAGAAGGAATAACTGGCAGCTTATATAAATTCACACCATCTACTGCTCCTGTACAGAAGTATTCATCGTCTATTTATCCATATTCTCAATCTTTTTATAAAGAACCAATTTATTATCAAATAAAGCATTTATATTATGGTGGTAAAACTAAGGATTATGCCAATAAACCTATTTTATCTTTCGGTCCAAATGATACTTCTAAAATGAAAAGGGATATCCATAATAAAGTTAATGTTATTTCAGTACCTACAACATTTTATGGTGAACGTATGCATCCTGGATCTGTTAAATTAGTTGATAATGCTAGTTCTATAACAGTTGATTTAAGAGATGATAGAGATGGTAACTTATATGATAATGCGTATTCTGCTAGTTATGCTTCTTATAAAGTAAATGAGTTTGATACTTCATATTTAACTGCTGAAAAAAGTGGTAGTGTTATAGGTAACGTATTTTATGATCAAGGTATTATAACTATAACAAATTCTGGTTCTGTTTATGTTGATGCGGGAACTGGAGGGTTTCATAAAGATGATGATGCTAATGGTTGGGAATTAGAATTTAAAGCGACTCATGAAATAACGGAATATGAGTATGTTTGTACAGCTAATGCTGGTGAATTTAATGGTACAACTAATGTTAGTGCTACGTTAGATTATAGTGGTAGTTTAACTCTCAAAAAAGGATCACCTAATATGTATAATATTTTACCACCAGGTGATAATCCAGCACAAAGAACTGATTTTCCAGAGTATAGTGTTGGTTCGGGATCATTCAAATCAGAATATAATGCAACTGAAAATTATATAGGACAAGTAACACACTCAGAATTTTCAACTTATGTTTCAACTATAGGTTTATATGATGATTTTAACAGATTATTAGTAGTTGGTAAACTTTCTAAACCCATTAAAAATGATCCTGAATTATTATTGAAATTTGTAGTAAGATTTGATGTTTAAATCTCTTTATATATTATATTTATGATCGTAAAAAACCATTAAAATGGAGAAAAATTAATGTTTAAAAAATTATTGATAGGTTTATTTGTACTATCAGCTACCCTATTTGGCCAAGTAGAAGGAGTGTTTTCAAACTTTTTTAAGTATTCAACGGTATATGCAGGATTTAATTTAACATCACCTATGTATCAAGATGATAGATATAAACTT